GAGTGATGAAATAGAAATTATTGACTCGGTTGATGAAATTGATCGCAGCGGGAATACAGATATAGCTGTTGCGGATCAAGAGGATTTCGATATAGAGATTGTTGGTAGGCCAAGCAAATTAACCGATGACACAGTAAGGAAATTATCCTCTGGCTTGAAAATGGGTTTAAGTCAGAAAAAAGCAGCAGATTTTGCTGGAATATCAGAAACTACTTTTTATAGGTGGCAAAGAGAGTTCCAGAAGATCGATAAGGCTTGTTTAGGTAACCCAGATCGTATAAATAACGCTGATGATCTCAATTTATGGGAGTTTTGGCAGTCCTTAAAAAAGGCAAAGATCGAGGGTGAGCTTTCCCATATAGCTGTAATCACAGAGGCAGCGAATAATGGAGTATGGCAGGCTAGTGCTTGGTTCTTAGAGCGATCTAATCCACAAGATTGGGGTAAAGACAAGCGAGAACTTGAAGCTCATTCAGAGGGTAAGACAATAGAATTTAATATTAAATACAGTTCATAAGTTTTCCGATATCGGAAAAGTGTTACACAAGACAAAAACCCTCCATTGCTGGAGGGCTTGTTGCCAGTAATACGAAAAAAAGGAGTCGTCCTGTGGTCTAGAAAGACCGAAGAGGACTCTTTTGATTCAGTACTTATTTAACCATAAGTAGATTTATATGCAACAATATATTAAAATATTTTTATGACGGTAATACCTTTTCCTGATAAAAAATACAACATTATTTACGCAGATCCTCCCTGGTCATTTAAGAACTTTAGTAAAAAAGGCGAGGGTAGAAATCCTAATCAGCATTATGCAACACAAGATCTGAACTGGATCAAGTCTTTACCTGTAAATGACATAGCTGATAAAGATTGTGTTTTATTTTTATGGGTAGTGAACCACTCTTTACCACAGGCATTTGAAGTTATTGAAAGTTGGGGGTTTACTTACAAGACAGTAGCTTTCAACTGGGTTAAAAAAAATATGAAATCTGAGGGATTTTTCACTGGTTTAGGATATTGGACAAGAGGAAATCCAGAAATATGTTTATTAGCAACAAAAGGTAAACCAAGTAGAGTTTCTAAAGCTGTGAAAGAATTAGTAATAGAGCCTAGATCTAAACACAGCAAAAAACCAGACAGAATTAGAGATGATATTATTGACTTGTGTGGTGATCTCCCTAGAATTGAATTGTTTGCAAGGAATACGACTAAAGGATGGGATGTATGGGGGAATCAGATTTAATACCTTTTCCAGAGAAAAAATATAATATTATTTATGCCGATCCACCGTGGTCTTATGATTCAGGTTTTCTTAAAAGAAATTGGGACGGTAAGTACAATCAGATGAAACCACAGGAGATCTATGATCTACCAGTGCAAGATATAGCAGACGATAATTGTATTTTGTTTATGTGGATCACTTATCCTAAATTACTTATAGGTTTACAAGCTATGGAAAGTTGGGGATTCAAGTATCGCAGTGCAGCATTTACTTGGGTTAAAAGGAATAAGAAAGCAGACACTTGGTTTTGGGGTATGGGACATTGGACTAGAGCTAATGCTGAGGTCTGCTTTCTAGGTGTAAAAGGAAAACCTCAAAGAGAAAGTGCTAGTGTTCACTCAATCGTTGATGAAAGAATACAAGAACACTCAAAAAAACCAGATGTAGTTAGAAATAAAATTGTAGAGCTTTGTGGAGATCTACCTCGTATAGAATTATTTGCAAGACAAAAAGTAGAGGGTTGGGATAGTTGGGGAAATGAAATTATTTAATGGTGATTGTTTAGAAGTTATGAAAGAGTTACAAAGTGACTCAATTGATTTAATTGTTACAAGTCCACCTTATGAAGATATTTCTGGTGCAGGATATCAAGCTAGTAACAAAGATATTCTATTTTTAAAGCTGTACTCAGAATTTATAGATCAAGTCTTTGAACAATACGCCAGGATCTTAAAACCTAACGGCCAGTTGTTTTTTAATATTAAAAGCAAAACAGCGCAAAAAAAATTAAGGACACCTCATTGGTTAGAATTTACAAATGCTTTTCAACAGCTTGATTTCAAAAGTTACATTATTTGGAAATATGCTGGTAGCTTTGATAGTTCCAAAGCTAGATTCCATTTAGATTACGAAATTATATATCACCTTGCAAAAGGAGATGATATTTATTTAAACAGTGATTGTGGTATAGATGATCCATTAACTTCTGTATGGTATGTACCACACAATATACCAAAAGCAGAAAGAATACACCCTACACAAATGCCATTAGCTCTGGCAGACAGAATATTAAAAATTGCCTCAAAACCAAACGATGTTGTTTTAGATAATTTTATGGGAAGTGGAACTACTGGTGTCGCTTGTATAAAAAACAATGTAGATTTTATTGGAATTGAATTAAACAACGATAATTACAAATTAGCAAAGGAGAGAATTGAAGCTATTTAATGGCGATTGTTTAGAGTTTATGGAAACTTTAGATCATTCTTCTGTTGATCTTATCTTATGTGATCTTCCCTATGGATTAATGAAAGATATAGGCAAAGATGATGGTAGATACACTAATGGTATGCTTGGAAAGTTTGATTGGGACAGCTCAATAGATTTAGACAAGTTTTTTCTGATGTCGGAAAGATTACTAAGGGAATCAGGTAGATTAATACTTTTTGGAGTACAACCGTTTACAACAAACCTTATAAATCATAGTTCTTATAATTTAAACTTTTCTTACACAATGATCTGGGAAAAGGATCACTTTGCAAACGCTTTTCAGGCTAAGAGAGCGCCTCTTAACTATTTTGAAGATATTATTGTTTTTACAAAAAGATACGACACCATGAACAATAATCCATTGCGACAATATTTTTCTTGGTTACAAAAACATATAGGTTGGAGTAAAGCAAAATTAATTTTAGAATTTGGACAAAGAATAGACCATACCTTTAGAACAGAAAGCACACAGTTCAAATTATGCACCGAAGAGGCTTATAACGATCTCATTGAAAGATTCAACCTTGAAAATAACGAAAAATTTATTCCTTATAAAGAATTAAAAAAAATAAACAACAAGCATTTACAAACATTTAATTTAAAAAAAGGCGAAAAAATAAAAAGCAACATATTGAAATATCCTAGAGATGAGGAAAAAATACACCCAACACAGAAACCTGTTGATCTTTTAAAGGATATTATTTACAGCTTTACCAACAAAGGAGATCTTGTTGCAGATTTTACAATGGGTAGTGGCAGTACTGGAGTTGCAGCATTAGAATTAAAAAGAAATTTTATAGGATCCGAGTTAGATCCAGAGTTTTACGAAAAAGCAAAGGAACGAATTGATAACATTATTTCAAGGTGACGCTTTAGAAATATTAAAAGAAATGCAAGATGACTATGTAGATCATGTTTTTACTAGTCCACCATACAATATTGGCAGAAGTAGATCTATACAATCAAAAGCAAAAGGTAAATATGAACATTTTGAAGATAGTAATGAAAACTATTTTGATTGGTGTACAAAAATCATTGACCAGCTTTTAAGAGTTTCTAGTGGGTATGTTTTTTGGAATATACAAGCAAACTCACAAAATAAAAAAGATGTTTTTAAACTAATAGGTCATTATGCAGATATTTTAGAACAAAACTTTATTTGGTATAAGCCTAATGCAACACCTAGTTCAAAACAATATTATGTTTCAAATGTAGTTGAATATATTTTATGTTTTTCTAAATCTAAGGTAAAAGGAAATAAACATTTTTTAAGAAATCATGTTGAAATAAATAAAGGAACTAAGTATATAAAAAACTTAAATGCACAAATGCCTCTTTCTTTAGCTGATCATTTTATTAAAAATTACACACAAAAGGGCGAAATTGTACTAGATCCTTTCTTAGGTAGTGGAACAACTGGAGTAGTTTGCATGAATAGACAAAGAAGTTTTATTGGTATAGAATTAGTACCAGAATATTTAGAAATAGCAAAAGAAAGAATCAAATGAGACTTGGCAGCATGTTTGCAGGTATTGGTGGTATAGAACTTGGCTTAGTTAGATCAGGACTTGTTACTGATGTCAAATGGCAAATAGATAACGATGAATTTTGTACAAAAATATTAAAAAAAAATTTTCCTGATAGTTTAGTTTTAAACAAAAATGTTGAGGAAATAAACACAAAAGATTTACCAGAGGTAGATATTATCACAGCAGGTTTTCCTTGCCAGCCAGTAAGCGTGGCAGGAAACCAGAAAGGAGTATTAGATGAAAGATGGTTATGGGATGAAGTCGAAAGATTTATTAATGAGTTACGACCACCAGTCTTCATGTTGGAAAATGTCCCCAACATCCTCAGAGCAAGCAACGGAGAAGCCATTAATCGTGTCCTCAAAGGTGTGGCCGAAATGCGCCATTATAGATTTGAATGGCAACTTATATCAGCAAAGTTCGTTGGAGCAAGGCACAAAAGACAAAGATGGGTGGGAGTTGGAATCGTGGGAGACACCGAACACTATGGATCACTTGCCAGCGAGATCAGGGGACGCTTTGGAGAGAGCCTTGTATCGTGGAGATCCAGAGAGGAAGAGCAAAAGAAAATCTACTGGCAACTTGCGAGAGAATCCGAAAATTTGGTTGACACCTACAACAATGGATCAGAAAGAGGACAGCCTGAAACACGCAACGAAACTCATGCAGGGGAAAACACGCAGAGCGACAGGTCACAGAATACAGAGAACTTTGAGCGATCAAGTCTGGATGGACATGATAGAAAAGGATCCGAGCCTAATGGAGTATTACCAGGATCACGAGATAGTGAAACGACCAATGCTTCCAGATCAAATGGAGTTCGTGGAATATCTGAGGAGTCAGACATCAGCAACCAAACTTCAGAAATTGACAGGAATAAAGAAATCAACAGTGGATCATTGGTTCAGGAAAGACAAATACTTCAGTCATCCAACAGTGGATCAATGGATTCAGATCAAACCTCATCTACAGGAGATCAAATACGACAAGGAATTGATGACAGTGGAAGTGATGGAGTGGAAAACCAAAGAGGAAATGGAGATGTGGCCGACACCATCGACACAGGACAACGAACACAAGAATTTGGAACTGAACGACAAGGGCAGGAGAGTAGCGAAAAGTGGGGGCGAGAGCAGATCCCTCAATCTAGCAGACAAAGTGCAAGTGAGGGAAAAGGAAACTTTTTCGACACCAGCAGCAAGTCAAGCCTCAAAGCCAGTCAATCGCCATACCCCATCAGCGAGAGCAGGGAAACACGGCTCTACTTTGGAACAGGACATTGGGGAACGAGATCCAACATTGATTGGCAAGCGCCTCAACCCAGCATGGGTGAACAGACTTATGGGTTACCCAGATGGTTGGCTGAACTTGGACTAACTAACGATTGGGGAATTGATAGCGAGTGGGAAAAAGGACAAGAAAGAGTAGCTGAACGCAAAGATAATGATGTTGACAGACTTAAAGCTCTAGGAAATGGCGTAGTGCCACAATTCTCTGAGCTTGTAGGTCGATTAATCATCAGATCCATGATTGCAGAAACTTTAGTCTTTGATCCAGAAATCGTTAAGGTAGATCGTCCTCAGTAAGTTTAAAGTTAATAGCATGAAAATTAGCGTGTGATGAAACTTGCCTTATTCTTTTGTGTTTCTTTACTTTACCCCATTTGGCTTCATACAGAGATTTACCATCTGTCATTCCTACTGCCATTTGAGTTAAGTAATCTTTTATATCTAACATAAGTTTTCCATAATAGAACATTTGTTCGATTTATAAAAACAATTTATGTTAAAAATATGTTAAAAATATTTCACAAAGTATTTAGATTGTGAAAAAATACAAAAAATTTGCTACAAAGTTGTTAAATTGTGAAATTGCATAACAGTGCTTGCCAATCAGTGAATTTTTCCGATATCGGCTACATTGAAAAACGCCCATAAACATTGACTTTGATTTTTTTTGTGTCCGAGTCACTTTCCACGGAATTCCGCGGAATTCCGTGTGACACCACCTCGGAATTCCGTGGCTAGAGTAGAGTAGAGTAGAGAAGAGTAGACTAGAGTAGAGAAGAGTATATAATATATATTAGAAAGGTCAGGTAAGAAATGAATATTATGGTTAGTTTTGAAAGCACTGAAGATTATATCTTAAAAGCTGAAAATGAAACTGAAGCAATAAAAATAGTACAAATGATTTGGGATCATAAACAAGAATCACAAAACGATCTATTAAAGCAATATGACATAGATTACTCACTTGATGTTAGTAAGAAGTATGTTGAAGTAGAAGATCAAGAAGAAGACAATATTGTTTTAGATTATAAAGTCACATTTGTTATGACTGGAAAAAGTCCAGAAGATGCTATAGACAATTTCCACGAAATGATGAAAGGTGGGCTAGACTATATACCACCAATTGTTGAGCCAGTTATGAATGATGAGTATGAACTTTTAACTGGGATCAAAGCAGAAGGGACAGCATAATGGCAAGTGAATTTAATTTTCCAGCAGGAACAAAAAGAAAAGATGCACTGCATGAATTAATTGATTCTGATGATTTTATGGAAGTTGTTTTAAAACAATTTAATTACATGAGGATCAAAGGAATTAATTTAGTACAAGACGCAGATGATCTAGTAAATTTATATTTAAAAGTTTGCAAAGAAATTCCTGAGTAGTATAATTTTTTTGTATTCATCTATGGATCAATCCATAGTAAGCTGTAACAGAAAACGCCTTTCGTGTTACTGACTGAATAAGAAAGCGAGGTCTTCAACCACCTCGCTTTTTTATTTACCTTAAACTTTATAGGGATAGTCTATGATTATTAAGTCGGCTACTAAACCGACTTCCTCCCATCATCGGCTGTATCTAACGGTACAGCCTTATTTTTTTTAAGGATCTTTTTTTCTCTTGCTAAATCGTCTCGAATTTTTTTAGCAAGTCTTCTACGCTCTTTTCTGTTTAAAGTAGGTGCGTGATCTTTCTCTACTGTAAATATTTTCTTCATAATTTAAGAATACTAAAAGTTTTAAAAAAATCTTGCTTATGCTACTATGGAAAAACTATGATTAAGAAAGTCGATGAAAGTAACTTTAACGAAACAATTAATAGAGATGAAATTACCACTGTAGTTAAATTTGAAGCTGATTGGTGTATGCCATGCAAAGAAATTACGCCAGCAGTTGAATCTCTAAATCAGGAATGGAAAGACCGAAAGGTCGAATTTGTTGCTTTTGATATTGAAAGTGACACAAGCATTACTAATCAATACGGTATTTTCGGTGTACCAACTTTTATAGCTTTTCAGAATGGTCAGCCAGTTTCTGAAGTTCGTTCAAGAGTTAACATTGGAAATATTAAATCATCATTTGAAAAGTTCTTAGTCTGATACTCGTTCAGGATCTCTAGGTTTTTTATTTGTTTTTCCCTAGCTGATCCTGACATGCTTTTTTATTTTTTTAGATTTTGTCACAAAGATATGTTATAATTTTTAGTTATGGGAGAGATAATAAATACAGAAAATCGTAGAGAGGCAACTTATATGCAGTTGTCTGATGAAACAACTTTTGAACAATGGTTGGACATAGGATCAAAACTTATACAAACTACACAAAATATTATGTGGTGGCTAGGTGATTGGTGGAACTTTGGTGAAAGAAAATACGGCGAGGCAGCAAGTCAGGCTTTATCAATGGAAATACCTTATTCTACTTTTAGTAAAGCCAGTTATGTAGCTAGGCAAATTGACAAAGAGCGTAGACTTCCAGAAGTTTCATGGTCTGTTCATAATGAAATTGCACAGTTAGATCAAGAAGATCAGGATAAGTTTTTAATTAAAGCTCGTGATGAAAAATTTACAGTAGCTAGAGCTAGAGAAGAAGTAAAGAAACATAAAGTACAAAAATTAGTTGATCCAAGTACAAGCAATGATGTAATGCTTTATCAAAATATAAATATTAAATCTAGTAATGTTTGGACTTTTGGAAAGGCATTAGGAAGTTATGGTGTTGAGGACGATCAGAAAACACCACCTCAAATGATAGCGAATTTGTTTTATTGGTTTGAAAATAGAGAACTTGAGGAAAATACAAAAGTAGTTGATCTTACTGATAAATATCAAGTGACATATGATGTTTGTAGAGATTTTGCTTTTCAATGCAATAGTTATGATCTTTATCCTCATGCAGATGCAAAGAAAGTCCAACAAGCAGATTGGACAGTAGATAATTACCCTGATCCTGTACATGAGGCAGATATTGTAATTTTAAATATTTTAGATTACTTAGATAATGCAAGCGACATTGATCCAGAGAATTTTTTAAGAAAACAAATTGTAGATCTTGGGGTAGCAATGAAAGCAGGATCTCAACTTTTTCTCATATGTCAAGATTTAGATGATTGGAAATTAGAAAATACTTTTTCTTTAATTTATGAGGAAAATGATTTTTCAGTTGTAGAATTTGTATCTATTCCTAATAAAATTAGTTACTCAAAAGATGATGAGGTTAAAGCAATAGCTAATAGAGAGCTACTTAACAAATTTGGTTATGTATTAGTTCTTGAAGTTATTGATGATTCTTCTCAGTTTTAACTGTTAGACTTCATTTGATGGAGTCACAAAATATAAAAAAATTAGAAGTCAAAGTTGGTGCTGATACTTTTGTTATTGGTTTCCCAGCTTTACACGAAGCACAGCAAACAGTTTCAGATAGTAATGCTCGTTGGAAGATCTTGTGTGCTGGTAGGCGATTTGGTAAATCAAGACTTGGTGTCCAATTATGTATGGAAAAAGCCTTGCAAGGTAAAAGAGCTTGGTGGGTTGCACCTACTTATTCAATCGCAAGAGTTGGTTGGCGTGATATTCAAGAATCAGCAAGATCATTCCCAGAACTTTTAGAACCTAATATTTCATTAGTCAATATGGAAGTAAAATTCCCTCAAACAGGTGGATCTATTGCAGTTAGATCTGCTGATACACCACATAGACTTCGTGGTGAAGGTTTGGATTTCTTAGTAATGGATGAGGCAGCATTCGTTAAGCCTGATGTATGGCAACAAGTTCTAAGACCTACTCTTACTGAAAGAAAAGGTGGTGCTTTATTTATCTCAACACCAATAGGTATGAACAATTGGTTTTATGAATTGTGGGAAATGGCTGAGGGTAGAGAGGATTGGGAAAGATTCCAATTTCCTAGCTGGTCTAATCCTCTTGTAGATAAAGCAGAAGTTGAACAAGCTAAAACAGAAGTTGGATCTATTGTTTACGCTCAGGAATATTTAGCTGAATTTGTAGAGGCTGGACAAGGTTTATTAAAACCTGAGTGGCTTAGTTATTTTAAAGAAAAAAATGGTAGATACTTTACTGGTTCTGAAAATGTAGAGTTATCAGAATGTACAAGATTTGCTACAGTAGATCTTGCAACTAGCATTGATGAAAACGCAGATTATACAGTTATAGCCAGTTGCGCAGTCACACCACAAGGTAAAATACTTATTTTGGATATTCATCGTGAAAGGATGCAAGCACCAGACATAATACCTAAAATAAGACAAAAAATGAAAGAATTTGATTTACAATGGGTTGGTATGGAACGAGCAGGTTTCCAACTTTCGCTTATCCAGTTTGCTAAAAGAGATGGTCTAGCTGTCAAGGAATTGAAAGCTGACAAAGATAAAATTAGTCGTGCCATGCCTTTAGCAGCAAGGATGGAGTCTGGAGATGTATACTTTAGACAAGGTGCGATGTGGTTACCTGAAGTAGAAAGAGAATTAATGACATTTCCAGTAGGTCATCATGATGATGTAGTGGATGCATTAGCATACGGAGTTTTATGCGCTCAAGTGCGTAGAGAATGGATAGCATTTTAAATGGCAGATAATAAATCAAGAATAGGTAGATTTGTTGATTACCTTAATCAACCAACACAAAGACAACAACAAAAATATAGTAGATATAATCAGCAAACAAGTTTAGACAGAGCAGTTTACGGTTACAATACAGATGCTGGTTACTGGCCAGTTTCAGAATTAGATGATATCGGAGATGGATCAAACAATTCAGCAGTAGTTGCTTGTTTGAATGTATTGACAACATCTTTTGCAGAACCAAAAAATATTGTTATTGATGATGAAGCAGAATATGGAAATGATCGAATAAAAAATCATCCAGTTTTAAAATTATTAAATAGACCAAATCCATTTACTTCAGGTGTGTTAATGGCTCATTATATTGTTACAGCATTATCAGCTTATGGAGATGCTTATCTGTATAAAAACCGAAATGTAGATGGAAATGTGGTAGAGCTGGTACCTTTAATGCCAAATATGGTTGAACCTAAAGGTGATGAAAATACTTTAATTACACATTTTAAATACAGTCCTTATGGTGGACTTGGAGGTAATAGTATAATCGTTCCAACTAACGATATAGTGCATATTCGTCAAGGAATAGATCCAAATAACCATAGACGAGGTTTCGCTCCTCTAAAATCAGTATTAAGAGAAATCTTAGGAGATGAGGCGGCAGGACAGTATGCAGCAGCACTCTTACATAACATGGCTGTACCAGGTGTCATACTCTCTCCAAAAGATGACTCAATGGGTGGTCCATCGAAAGAGGAAGCTGAGGCTATCTCTGCGATGTACAAGCAGAAGTTTGGTGGCAAGAACAGAGGTGCGCCAATGATCTTGTCAGGTGCGATGAATGTTGAAGTCGTGTCTTTTTCACCAGATCAAATGAACTTAACTGAACTTAGGAAATTGCCTGAAGAGAGAGTATCTGCTGTTTTAGGTGTCCCAGCTATACTCGCTGGACTCGGCGCTGGTTTAGACGCAGCAACATACAACAATACTCGTGAATTAAGAGAATTTTTTACAGAACAAAAATTAGTACCTTTATGGAAATCTGTAGCATCAGAGCTTACACATCAATTATTAAGAAAAGATTATGAAGCTGAAGGGTTAAGTATTAAATACGATCTTGAAGATGTAAGGGCATTATCACAAGATAAAGATGATCTTTATAAAAGAATGAATACTGCTGTTCAAGGTGGTTGGATAACAATTGGTGAGGCTAGAAAAGCAGTAGGACTTGATGTTGATGACAGTCATGAGGTTTATTTAAGACCAATGAATATGATCGAAACAGCACCAGGTCAAAATAATATACCTCAAGAAGAACAGGAAACAGAACCTGTACAAGAAGATCCAGTTTTGCAAATTGCAAAACAA